ACGAGGTTCATAATATTCGCATTACCAATGAGAACAAGAATAAAAAAACGGCAGAATTACTCATGGAAGTTGCGAAGCAATCAGATAATATGCGATTGTTACTTCTGTCAGCGACACCCATGTACAATTCCCACGAAGAAATTATTTGGTTACTAAATTTAATGAATTTAAATGATAATAGAGCACCTGTAAAGATTAGCGATATTTTCAATAGAACCGGCGATTTTCATGTGAAAGACGACAAACATCCGGAAGGTGGACGTGATGTACTGATTCGCAAATTGACCGGATATATTTCGTATGTTCGTGGTGAAAACCCATACTCGTTCCCTTTTCGCGTGTATCCTGAAGAAAGTGGGTTTAAAAATACCACATATCCAACCCTACAAATGAACGGTAAACCCATGGGCAAAGACAACGCTATTCAACATATCCCTATTTTTCTACACAAGTTCTCGGAAGACACCCATCAGAAATTAGCCTACGATTTCATCATAGAGCATATGCGTAAATACAATCCTGTATTACAAAATGCCGAAACGGAAACCACCGCCATTCATCTGGATTCGTTTGGTTACATCGCTCTACAACAACCATTAGAAGCACTCAATATCGTGTATCCGTTCTCCGAATTCGAAGAACGAAATACAAAAACGGCTCCTGAAGAATACAATTATCTTATTTCTAACATGATTGGTTCTCAAGGATTATCCAATATTGTATCTTTCAAAGAATCTAAGGGAGAACATCCCCAACGTTACAATTATGATTATAAGGACGCCAAATACGGTCGAATTTTTAGTCCGGAGAACATTGGTAAATATAGCGCAAAAATCGCCAAAATATGCGAAATAATCAAAAAATCAAAAGGGATAGTGTTGATTTATTCCCAATGGATTGACGCTGGGTTAGTTCCAATTGCGCTGGCATTGGAAGAGATGGGATTCTCGCGGTATGGTTCTGAATCTTATACAAAATCATTGTTTAAAGACCCACCTACCGAACCTGTCGATGCTCTCACTATGAAAACGAAAACCGAAGCGTATTCTGATACGGGTACATTTAGACCCGTACGTTATGTCATGATCACAGGCGACCCGGTTTTTTCACCCAATAATGACGCTGATATCAAACATTTAAATCAACCTAAAAACAAAGAGGGTGAATTTGTAAAGGTTGTTCTGATTTCCAAAGCCGCTGGAGAAGGTGTTGATTTCAAAAATATTCGTCAAGTACATGTGATGGAACCGTGGTTTAATATGAGTCGTATTGAACAAATCATTGGACGTGGTGTACGTAATCTCAGTCATTGTCAACTCCCGTTTGAGCAACGTAATGTGGAAATTTATCTTCACGGTACACAATCTGGAGAAACGGAGACGGCGGACCTCTATATTTATCGATTGGCGGAACAAAAGTCCACAAAAATAGGTAAAGTTACCCGGGTTCTCAAAGAAACAGCTGTGGATTGTAATTTAAATATCGCACAGACGAATTTTACTGCTGAAAAATTAAAGGAATTGTTGAAAACCAATGTGATTCAAATCGAAACTGCTAGCGGCGAAACCGTAGATTATACAGTGGGAGACAAACCATTCACAGAAATATGTGATTATATGGATAATTGTAATTACACATGTTCTCCCAGCATCGATTTGGAAAACGTTCAATCAACACAAACCACATACAATGAAGAGTTTTTACAGGGAAATCGTGCCAAGATTGTCAAGAGAATACGCGATTTGTTCCGTGATATTCCAGGACAAAAACAAGGTAAAATGTTCTTCAAAGAAGACGAATTGATCCGTTCTATCAACATTGTGAAAGAATACCCCATTGAACAAATTTACGCGGCTCTCACGTTTTTAATTGATAGTAAAAATGAGTATTTAATTGATCGATATGATCGAATGGGACGCTTGATCAATCACGGCGAGTACTATGTATTTCAACCTATGGAAATCACAGACGAACAAGCATCAATTTATGACCGCACACGCCCAATTGATATAAAATCGCACAGTATTCTGGTAGAAATACCCGATAAAAAACCGGAATCTAGTGCCAAACTAACAACAAAGGTAGCTTCGATTCGGTCTAACAACGAAGGACGAAGTCCAGAGTTGTTAGATGTCCGTAGGACATCAGAGAAGCAAAACGAGGAGGAATTAGTAAAAGCATCCGAAGAAACAATGGATGACACAAATTCTTATGAAGACGTGATGAAAGAGATTGAGGAAAATTACAATTTGACTTTTTTGAAAGACGTAAAAATCACGTCCGGGGAGAAAAACTGGTACAAAAATATGAGTATGGTTACGCAACATCTCATTGAGCAGCATGGAATATCATTGGAAGACATACAAAAACATGTTGTATACCATATTTTGGACGAATTTCCGTTTACAAAAAAAAAAGAGGTTCTCCAACGAATATATTCTGCGAACTGGCGCCCTATTGAGAACATTGACACCTACATGAAGGAATATTTCGACGACAAAATGGTGGTTACTGACAGAGGATTGTTAGGAATTACTTTCTCTGACGGAGCAGGTTCTCCAAAAATTTACGTACAATATGTAGATTCTTCGTACACCGAAGATGTCAAAGAAGTTACTAACAACGAAGGACGAAGTCCAGAGTTGTTTGCCAGAGAAACATGGAAGGAGGCCGAATTCACAGATGCGAATGTCATTTTGCGTTCCGATGGTTACCGTGATAAATACATCTTAATCAAAGATGCGATGAATCAAACAATCGGGTTTATGTCGTGGGTAGACGGTCAGAATGAATATGTGTTCAAAATACGTGACTTGAATGATAGTGTGAATAAACGAGGCGCACGAGTCAGTCAAGCACTTAGCAAAGAACTTATTACAAAAATAAACGCGATATTAGGAGAACCCATGTATACTGTGGAAAATGTCAAGACGTTTTTTGGTGAAGGTAAAAATCGGTTGGCAGTTGTTTTGGAATGTTTGATTCGCGAATTTCAGCGGGAAAAAAAGGGGGAAAAAACATGGTTGTTGACCAACGAACAGATTCTCTTGAACGGTATATTGAAATACTCGCGCAAAAATTGAATAATAAAAATGTAATACTATAATAAATATAACAATCATGTTGCGAATTCCTAAGAAACGAACTCAAGTGAATCATGACAAAATATATGGTGTTTATACGGATGGTCTATTAACGAAAAAAATTGTGTTGAAAATTACCGAGATTGGGAAAAATATCAAGGAGAACCTACAGAAAAAATTGTCCATGACGATTGAAGGAAAATGTATTGAAGAAGGTTTTATTCGTCCTGGTTCCGTGCGTGTAATGAGTTATTCCAATGGAGTCATTAACACAGAATATATTGAATTTCAGACGGTGTTCACATGTAAAATATCTCATCCTGTGGAAGGCATGTTAATTGAATGTCAGAGTAAGACAATTACCAAGGCGGGTATTCACGCCGAGGTGTTGGACAATGAGACCGTACCTGTGACTGTTTTTGTGGCCCGTGACCACCACAACATGGATCGTCATTTTCAAACAATCAAGGAGAACATGACGATTTATGTAAAAGTCATTGGTATCCGTTATGAATTAAATGACCCATATATTTGTGTTATTGGAAAATTGATGAACCGACCCATTGAGAATAAAAAGAGAGGCGGTGATGAAATGGGAGAACACGACGAAACATTTCCACATGGTCATCATATGGGTGGTTCTGATGAGGATGATGATGATGAGGACGACGATGAGGATGAATAAAACATTTTGTGTAAAATAATATAGATACATTTTAATTGTTATATAACATACGCATGAATAACGAAAAAAACGCATTTTATTTAGATTTAGAGAACATGAAAAAGAAAATTGAGGTCATGTCCAAAAATCACCAAATTGAAATCTTGAAAATCTTGAAAAACAATCAAGATGTCAAAATAAACGAAAACAAGAGCGGTGTATTTGTTAATTTGACTTTTTTACCCGAGAATACATTGAATGAAATACGTGATTATTTGAATTACGTTCATGATCAAGAAAATTCGTTGTCGGAATTTGAATCTCAAAAAAAAGAATTCAAAGACGCATTTTTTGACAACAGTGATATAGAAGTATCATAATAGTAGACATATACAAAATGTATATGTCTAGTAAAAAATTTACCATCATAGCCGCCATGTGTGAAAAAACACGCGGAATAGGGTACCAAGGAACCATTCCATGGAAATCCAAAGAAGACATGGCTTTTTTCCGCATCACTACTACAGATGTACCTTCCGATGAATACATGAATGTGGTCATTATGGGAAGAAAAACATTTGAAAGCTTGGGTTCTCGACCCTTAAAAGGAAGATTGAATGTAGTATGCTCAAGAAACATGAATAATTCATACAAGGATATTTTATTAGCTGAATCATTGGACGATGCGTTGGAAAAAATAGCACATCATCAAGGAAAAATACACAAAATATTTGTTATTGGTGGAGAACAATTGTACCGTGATGGAATCATACATCCGAGTTGTTCCGAATTGCTTCTGAATTATATGAAAATTCCTGTGCGTGATTATGATACTTTTTTTCCAGAAATAGACCCAAAAATATATGAACTAACAGATGATGACGAAACAGAGGATGTTGTGTATTCTAGACGAATCCGCATCTCAACATAATACTTTTGTAATAATCCTCCTTTTTGTATTTCCTCTCCTCTTCTTTCTCGATTTCCAACACATCAAATATGTGTTCTAAATCACTGGTTTTATAATTTGATACGGCTTTCAGTGGCATATCATGGTTCTCGTATTTGAATCGCGTATTTACAATGTCTTCCAACATACTGGGTTCCGGCTCTAACATGAAGCTATAATCGTATTTACCGCGCTTGTACAACAATAATGGTGTTGATTCCTGGTCTCCCGTAATGGTAATGTAATAGGGTTCGGATTCACAACTATCAGTTAAATGCGCAATCATAAAATGTTTGTTGTGATATAGTGCCATCATGGTCAACATATCCATGGTCATTTTTTTATTTGTCATAAAATCCGACATGATTTCTTGAAACAAGACTTTGGTGATTTTTTTCGAAGATTGCTTGGCGACGGACGGTGATTTCTTCATCAGTTCCACCATTTTTTGTTTTTCTTCCATTTCAATGTTACCATATCTATGACCAATTTCATGATAAGTATCGTACCCGTAAAACGCAATATAAACGCACCAAAATAGATTGTCGGGTTTTTTGGGGAAAATACCTGGCATATTGTCTTTTTTACGGGGAATACGGGGAACCAAGGTTCCCCTCAGAGCACCTTCGGTGCTCAAGGTGGAGACCCTTTGGGCCTCAAACTTCTCCGGACTTTGTCCTACGAAGTTAGTAACTTTTTCGACACCTTTGGTGTGCGAAAAATCTACAGACCCGTACGCCCCCACCTTCCTGTTATCTTCTGTTGTTATACCGTTGTTATCTTCTGTTGTTATACCGTCGTTTTCTTCTGCTGTTTTAACAGGAAGGAGGGGTAAGAGACCCCCAAAGGGGGGTCTCAACCCTTGAGCGCCCTTCGGGCGCTCTGAGGGGCGTACGGGTCTGAGGCCCAAAGGGCCTCCACCTTGGTTCCCCGTATACATGTAAGGTTCCAACAAATGAATGTCAGATACCTGTTTGAATAAATCATTGTTACCAAAAACTTCGAGATGAAAAACCATCGTATTACATTATGTTACATGACAAATCTTTATATCAATTTTTTGTGGCAAACAACACCACAAGGGGTCTCTAACCGGTCTTCGACCTTCGTTGTTAGTAATTTTTCCGAGACCAAAGGTGTGCGGAAAAATCTACACAACATAAATACATAGAGATTATGTCTTGAAAATTGATACAAAACAATCGCTTCATAATAAATATAATAATATCGTAATATATAATATATTGAATCAATTTAAAATATGAATAGGGAACCTATTGAAAAAATGGACAAAGGTTCGGATAAAATGCGTGGGAAATCCAACCCGAAAGAAGCGCTAGATAAATTGCTGGCTGCTTATTTAGCAAGTAATCCTATTCAACATAATGAACGTAAAATCAATGAGCTCGAGATACGTTTTCATTCCAATACCCGTAAATTTCGTCCATTATCCAAAATCGATTATGACAATGTGGTAAAATTCCTGTATTCCTATGGATTTAAAACCGATTTACCAGAAGGGTTTCATAGTCTCCGTATTTTCCATGAATATATGGATAGTCGTGGTAGAATGTCCATGTCAAATATTCGCGCGGAAGTTGTCGGCCTCGACCTTATCCAAGAATATTGCAGGACCAACAGTATTCAAAAACTGCTGGATATGCCTTCGACAACCTATGATAAAATTAAATTCACACAAAAAACCACCCCTGAATATGCCGGTGAACGTGTTCAACCAGTTATTTTCGAGGATTTTAATCTGAAAGTGGCTTATCAATTGGAACAAGTATCTACCGCCCGTTCCGATTTTATTCGCGGTATTTTGGAGAAATGGACCGAAAAACTCAAAAGTTTCCGATACTTGAACCGTGTTCGGCTGTATCACCCCGATTTGCCTATTTTCGCCGACATCAGTATTGTTCGTAGTTCCAATACCACAAAAGGCGAATTTTCAAAAACATACGACATTCAGGAATCGGGTGTGTTCAGTGGCGTGGAAAAATATGAAATCGAAATGGAAATAGACAATAACCGTGTAGGAGCGGGTACGGAATACAACACTGTTAAAAAACTGGTAGATTTAATCCGAAAATCCATACGTATTATTTTGTCGGGTCTTCAGGGAACACATTACCCTATTTCTTATGCCGAAAAAGACGATGTATTGTTTGATTACATGCGTATTGTGAAAGGAGACGACTACCAAATTGGCCGTGTTCAAAATCGAGATTTCATTGGCCCGTCGTCTATGACACTACAAATGGAGAACGTTATGGACCCATCTACACAACAAAATAACCTTCCCAATATTCAAGTTAATTATACAGTTACGGATAAAGCGGACGGAGAACGTCGTCTCTTACTTATCGACAAAGACGGTAAAATATACATGATTGACAACAACATGAATGTTATATTTACCGGTACTAAAACAGAAGACAAGAGTCTTTTTGAAAGTATTTTGGACGGTGAATTCATTAAATATGACAAACGTAAACAGGTGATTCATTTATATGCCGCTTTTGATGTGTATTTTATTCACAAAAAAAGTACACGAGATTTTGCCTTTGCGCCATCCAATGATATCATCCAAACTCATCCGGTGACGAAGTCACCTTCTGAGTTAGTTGTTGGGTTCCTACAGAACCCTGACCAGATGGCCGAAGAAATAGAAGAAGATACCAAGAGGAAAAAAACGGACGACAAACCGGAACAGGTTCGTTTTCGTTTACAATTATTACAACAATTTATCGGGCGTTTGAAACCTGTATCTGTCATGAGTTCTTCGGATATGTTAAATATAAAGAGTTGTGGATTTACTGTCAAATGTAAAAATTTTTGTATTACTAGTCCTGATGTGACGATTTTCCAAGCGTGTTCACGCATCATGTCGGACATTGACGACGGTATTTATCCTTATAACACGGATGGTTTGATTTTTACACCTTCCAATACTGGGGTAGGTTCTAGCAAAATAGGTGAATCAGGTCCTCTCCAAAAAATATCTTGGGAACGCTCATTCAAATGGAAGCCACCCGAATACAATACCATCGATTTCCTGGTCTCCATCAAAAAAGATAAATCAGGCAAAGACGAGATTCATCATATTTTTCAAGACGGGAAAAATGCCGAAGGACTACAGAATTTTGTTCAGTATAAAATATTGGAATTACGATGTGGTTTCAATGAAAAACGTGACGGGTATCTACAACCTTTCCAAGACATTCTTGATAATAAACTGCCTTCACCGGAGTCTACTGACAATGAATTTGCCTATAAACCTGTGAAATTTCAACCTACAAATCCTTCCGATGAAAATGCGTGTTATGCCAACATCATATTACGTGAGGACAAACACCATAATCTGTCGCTTTACACGATTGACGGCGAATTTTTCGAAGACCACATGATTGTCGAATTCAGTTACGATATGACCAAGTCCGATGGGTGGAAATGGGTACCACTTCGTGTCCGTTATGACAAAACGGCGGAATTACGTAACGGGATGAACAATTTTGGAAATGCGTATCATGTGGCAAATTCGAACTGGCAGTCCATTCATCGACCCATCACCAAAGAAATAATTACAGAAGGCAAGGGAATACCCGAATTTTTGGAAATTTGTGGTGAAGAAGAGGGCGTAAAAGAAGAAGCAGGAGAAGGTGTGTATTACAATCGCGATAAGAGCGAACGTTCCGAAAAAAACACGCGCTCTTTGCGAGATTTCCACAATTTATTCATAAAACGCAAATTGATTATGGGTGTATCTAACCGTAAAGATACATTGATTGATTATGCGGTGGGTAAAGCCGGTGATATTTCGAAATGGGTCCAGTCTGATTTGGATTTTGTATTTGGTATTGATATATCTCGTGATAATATCCATAACCGTCTGGATGGGGCTTGTGCCCGTTATTTGACGTATCGAAAACGAAACAATCATATGCCCCATGCATTATTTGTGAATGGTACCAGTGCGAAACTGATTCGAAATGGTGATGCGCTTGCCACACCCAAAGACAAGGAAATTACAATGGCCGTGTTTGGAAATGGACCGAAAGACGTGAAACAATTGGGTCAAGGAGTCTACAATCAATATGGAAAAGCCTCTGATGGTTTCCATGTGAGTTCGTGTCAATTCGCTCTTCATTATTTCTGGGAAAACAAACATACTCTTCACACATTTTTGCGAAATGTTTCGGAATGTACGCGACTAAATGGTCATTTTATAGGAACATGTTACGACGGTGAAACTGTGTTTAAAATGTTAAGCAATAAAAACGAGGGAGAGGCTGTCACTATTTTCGACGGGAAACGCAAAATATTCGAATTGACTAAACAATATTCACAAACTGGTTTTGCTCCTGACGATACCAGTATTGGTTATCCGATTCATGTGTATCAAGAAACGATTAACAAAACATTTCGGGAATATTTGGTGAATTTCAATTACCTTGTGTCCGCACTTTCCGATTATGGGTTTGTTTTAGTCGAAGATACCGCTGCTCGTAAAATGGGTTTACCAGCAGCAACCGGATTGTTCAGTGAAATGTTTAATACAATGACATCCGAAATCGCCCGCAAACCATCCGCAAAAAATGATTATGGTACTGCGCCGCTGTTAACAACGGATGAAAAACGTATTTCCTTTTTGAACCGATATTTCGTCTTTAGAAAGACGACAAGGGTGAATACTGAAAAGGTGTTTAAACAAATGATGCGTCATGAGATCGAATTACCGACTTTGTCCTCCATTGAACATGAACTGTTCAACGAAACACCCGAAAAATCGGAAAAGAAGATCAAAGTGGGGAAACCCAAAGGGAAACGCGTGACCATTTTGGCATCAGGTAGCGAATCTATCACGGTTCCAGAACCACCTACACAATCATCCGAAGAACCGCAAAAGATACGTTTCAAAATTGGAAAACCGGAAACGAAACAGGTAGTCGAAGAAAAATAATTGTAATAAATATACAAAATATTTTCAGAATGAGTGAGTGTACTTTTCCTTTTTTAGCGAAATACAAAAATTTATTTGGAGAAGCTGGACAGAGTACAGGGATGAGAAAATATCGTATATACAATATTGCGATATATGATACCGCTGTTGTATTGATATGCTCTTTCATTTTATCTTTGATTGATGGTTATCCGTTTTGGTTGAACGCACTTGTCATATTTATTCTAGGCATCATAGTTCACCGGGCATTTTGCGTGAGAACCGCTGTTGATAAAATATTGTTTCTATAATAACATAAACATATTTTTGTAATGTAATATATGATATATTTTACATTACCTAACACTAATAATTCGATATACAAATACATTGATTGTATTTATGAGGATGAGATCGAAAATCATGATAAAAAAA